ATGAACCCTTATAACCAACTACTAGGTAGTTAGCGCCTGCGAATGGATCAACATAAACACGGAATCTTCCGTTAAGAACACCAGCAAAAGTATTGCCACTGTCATCAACTTCTAGAGTGTTGCTGTTTAGTGCAGGAGTATAATCCAAAACACCAGCCATTTGTAGAGCAGAAGCAACGTCAGAAGAACAGATAACCAAGTTACCTTTACCACGACGAGTTGCTTTAGCAATTGCGTTAGCTTCTTGCTCGATTTGGAACATTAGACCTTTGAACTTCTCAACAGACCAACGACCGTTTGCATCAACATCCAGATCAAAAGTACCTGGGGTTGCAGCACCAGCAGCACCAGCGATAGCAACTGCATGGATTGTTCTAATAACTTCACGATTGATTTCCGAAAGGATTTCAGTTTGAAGAATATTAGCCAATTCAGTTTCAGCGTCTAGGCCGTGAACAGCTTTAAGATCCTGAGCAAGCTCAGTAGTGTATTCTGCTTTTAAAGCACGAGTCTTAGCAGATACAGTTACTTTCTCAATTGAGAAGGCCATTTCTGCGTAGTTAGTTCCACCACCGTCGCCTAAGGCTTCAGCAGCTCCAGTTGCCATACCAGCACCAGTAGTAGCAGCTCCGCCAACAGCAGGAAGGCCGTTTGCGTGAGTACCAGCACCAGAATAGTCAGTATCGCTTTCAGCATAAAATGCTTCAGCACCGGCTTGAGTACCATATCTTGCGCGCATTGCGAAGATTAGTCCTGTAGGACCAGTCATAGGCTGAACACCACAGATGTCATATGCAATCATGTTAGGAACCGCACGTCTTACCAATGAGATAAGAATCGGATCGTAACCAGCAACAGGACCTGCTGCAGTTGACGCACCACTATAACCGCCAGTTCCGGCAGCGTTAGATGGGGCTTCTGACAATAGTGAAGTCATGTTTGCAGAAAGATCACCAGTTTCAGCTAGTGCGCGTTCTGTGTTCTCAAGGATAGTAGCAGTAACTGCTTTCCTATGAGAATCCTTAATTGGTGAAAAAGATTCGTGCCCTAGAATTGGCTCCCACTTTTCCACTAGTCTTGTATAGTTATCCATTATGGATCTCCTTTTTATATTTAATTAAAATTAAGTTAAATAAACCAAATAATTAATTATTCTTTACTTCTTAGTGTTGAAAGCTTCAACTAGAGAATTGATAGAGGCGTAATCAGAAGATGGTTTAATTACTTCCTGTTCCTCTAGAATAATTTCGTCAGACTCAGATTGAACATCATGTTTTTCAACAAGAGGCTTATCACTGAAGAATGACTCCTTGATTACTGATAGATTCTCTGCATATGCATCAAGATCTACAACGTCAAGCTTTTCAGACAATACTTTCAAACGTTCTACCTGGTTTGCAGATAGTCCTTCTGATAGTTCGTCAAATTTTTGTCCTGCTTTGAAAGTGGCAATTTCTTTTTGTAATTCGATATTCTCGTTTACAAGATCATTGGCTTTCCCTTCCAACTCAGTTACATTTGTTTCTAAGTTTGCGACAACATCAACTGATTCTTCAGAAACAGTTACATTGTGTTCAACAAACAAGTTCTTAAGACCTGTCATTAATGATTCAGCCATCTCAACCTTAATACCGGATTCGATTGCGATCTCATTCTCTGACATCCACTCTGAAACAACGTAATCTAAATACTTATCAACATTTTCAGTAATAGTATCTAATTTCTCAGTTACTGCTTCTTCAAGTGATTCGTCTAAAGACTTTGTTAATTCTTCGCGAATTGACTCAGTTCTTTTGTTAACTTCTTCGTTTAACGCGGCTTCAAATACAAGACTAATCTTGCCTTTGAATTCTTCCGATAAATCTTCGCCTGCGATGATAGATTCGATTGAAGATTCAATAACTACTTCTTCGATAGTTTCTACTTCTTCAACTTCAACTTCTTCAGTTGCTGGTGTTTTAACTTTCTCTCCAGCTCCTTTAGGCTCATCAGTTTTGGTTTTCTTTAGCTTATCCTTTTTGCCTTCACCACCTTCGGGGGCTACTGCATCAGGTACACTAGAGACGCCATCATCAGATACGAATGCTTCGTTATTTACGTCTGACATAATTTTCTCCTTTTTTTAATTTGTTTTTCTACAAATAATAATTTTTTGTATTCGACTGTTTTATTTATAAAAGATTAATTTTTCAAAGTACGGATAAATGCCTGGAACATTCCAGCGGCCGCAGCTTCGTCGATTGTCTTCGTTACAGTCCTATATTGTTTTTCTACCTTCTGCTGGATTTCTTCGACCATTTGAGTGGCTCTCCAATTTCCAGAAGCAATATCGTAGTAATACTCTACGTTCTCCATGATTCCATTTACGAACGCATTTGGTGCAGAAGGGTCAGTAACAATATCAACAGTAGAAAGGTGAAAGTCTTTTTGAACTTCCATGACTCCGCCTCTACCTGCCTTGACTGAACCAAGACCACGTGTCGAAACACCGATCTTAACGCCTTCATCTAATAGGCTTTTAACAATTTCCCCCATAGGTGTTGATAAGATTTTAGCCTTACCATAAAAATCGTTATCTTCGCGTCTCATCTCTGTAATTAGATGTGAAACACGATCTCCGTTGATCTGAGGACCATCAGGATGACCTAATTCTCCAAGAGCACGTTTAGTTTCAATGAATTCTTTGTTATAGCGATTCATTTCGTTTTCTAAAGTGGCACTCGGATAAATTCTTCCATTGCGATTTTTTAGATCGCCTTGCATGAAAATTCCTTCAATAAAGTAATTCTTTTTACCGTCTTCTTTAGCTTCGGTAATTACTTCTACGGAATCTTCTCTATATTCTGTTATTAAATTCATAATAGTTTCCTTTATGTGTAGTGGGCAACGCCAACCATTAATACTGCGGTAGCTGCGGTTAAGGTATCTGTAGAACCTTTCTTAACAAATGATTGCCCAGAACCTGCAGTAAATGTACCAAGAACATCTCCACCAACATTCTTATGAGTAATAAGTATACCTGCAGCAGTTGCGTTAAATAATCTAACGAGAGTTGCTGTACCAATATTATCAGCAGCTGTTATAGAAGCTTCAGTACCTTTAACTTTAATTATACTTGGCATTACGCGTTCTCCTTCGCAAACTCAAGGATTTCACTATAGCCTGCTTCGTCGGCAACTAATACACTATACATTTCTTTCGTATTTGTTTCTGTTAGTTCACTGAACATTTTATTTAAAACAGTTGCATCGGCTTCTGATACTTCTATTACTGTTTCACTTTGTAATTCAAATGATCCTGCTTCAATTGATTCGTATTGCTTCGACGCTTTATACATCTTTGCAGCTGATAGAGGTTTACCGTTAACCATTTGATCGCCTTTAGAATAAGCATATAATGATTTAACATTACTGAATACTTCAGCTAATTTATTCTGCCACCATTCTTCAGGATCTTGTCCTTCAGATTTAAGGTAATCACCAATCTCTTCAGAAGCATAAGTAATGAAGTGTAATTGTTTCTGCATCATTGGAATTTCTTGCTGGGGACTTTCAAGCAATTCTTCCTCTGTTGAAACTTTACTTAACATTTCTTTAAATGTCATTGATAGAGTTTTACCATTACTGTCTTTAATAGTAACTTGTGTTGGAGAAGGTTTAGGCTTCTTAATTTCTTTGGCTTCAGGTTCTAAAGAATCCTTATTATCTTTCGCATCAACTTTATCTTCTTTAGTTGTTGCTTTCTTAACAGGTTTCTTCTCAGCGTTTAAACTATCTGAACAACCACCTTCCTTTATATGATAACCTGTATTGTCGCAATGGTCACAACCTTTGCCTTCGCATTTAGGACAGGTTGTCTTTTCTTCCATTTCTTCACCGTCATCTTTCTTGTCGTCTTTCTTTTTATTGACTCCAAGAATTTCAGTAATTGATTTTTTGACAATATTACTGTTTTCGGCAACACTATCTTCAGCAACTTGTTTGCCTGCACCAGCACGTTGAGGTAATGTATTATCTACTTTAGTTTTATACGCTTTATCGTAATCAGCTTCATCATTAACCTTATCAGCTGGACGTTTGCCGTCCGTGATACCAGGTATCTCTCCGCTGAAAACGTGGTCAGGTGCAACAGGATGAGGGATTACCTCAATTGTATGTTGATCCTTAAAGCGCTTTTCTTCAGGAGCCTTTGGTTGGGCTACCTCTGAAACAAGATCTTTAAAATTTTTCATGTTTAGTCCCTAATTTAATATTCTTCTGTACTTTTATTTATATCTTTAAAAGGCATCGTCTGTAGTATGACCACCCGCATCGGTTTCATCTGCAATCTGGTCTTCCATAGTCTGCTGCTGTTCTTCTGTCATTTGAAGTACGTTAGCAGTAATCCACTGATGAGAGAAATACTTACCTGTATAATCAGATATATCTCTAAGAGTATTTAATCGTTCTCTCAAAATCTCAGATTCTTTCAACTCTTCAAAGTAATTATCCTTAACAAAGTCATAACGAATATCATTTTTAATTTCGTTAAACTCTTCAGGTGTCAAAATACCTTTGAGTACCAATTGCTTCTCAAGTACCATACTGAATACCCAAGAAAAGCGATTACGGATCCTTCTAATAAATTTTCCAAACTTTAGTTCATCACGAGTAATCTCAGATGTTCTACCAAAGCTTGCCATGGCTTCTGGTTCTAAACGAGATAAGGGTACTTTCAACGCTTTAAATAATTTTCGTTGAAAATACTCTAAGTTTTCGTTACTACTCAGTCCTGGTGCGTTACCGCCGGCTAATGTATCAACCTCAGTTGATTTTTCACCACCACGACGAGGGAACCAAAAATCCTCTGTCATTGTTAGCATTTTTCTCGAATCAGTAATCTGTCCTGACTCTGAGTTATACTGTAACTTGTTCTTGTGTCGAGCCATCATATCACGTAGATATTGTTCTGCCTTATTCTTCGGCAAGTTACCTACATCAATATAAAAAATTCTTCTTTCTGGTGCTCTTGTTAACGTATAAATTATAACAGCATCTTCTAACATTCTTAACTGGTTTAAAGCTTTACTTGCTGGATGTAAATGAGATAGTACTAAACTATTGTTCTCATTCATCAATCCTGAAGTAACTCGAGCAATTGCATCTTTCGAGATCTTAATTCCCGATGTGCTGCTTGCCGGAGCACTACTGCCTCCAGTTGTTGTATTCTGAAACCCTGATTCTGAGTACATATAATACTCATTCTTAATCTTCTTAACAGGTATTCCTGAATGAGGATCCTTTTGTTTCTTGTCAACTTCTCGTATTAACTTTAACTTACGAGGATCAACGTACCTTAATTCAATTACACCCTTCTTAACATCTTCAGGGTCAATTATAATATGATAGTTTAATCTCCCATCAACATAAAACTTTTGAAACATATCATAAGAGTTGTTTGTAAAATCAAATAATGCAAGTACATTATCAAATTCTTTTACAATAGCCTTCTTAATCTTATCTGATAAATCTGTTTCTCCTAACGAGATATCAACAACTCTATCATTTGTATCAACACTAATTGCTTCATTCACAACGTCATCAATTGCTTGACTAATTTCAGGTTGCATTGCCATTGAACGATATTTAGTAATAAGGTCAGATTCCGTTTTAGCGGAACCTTCCATATCCAATATCGTATTATAAAAACCACCAAGCGCATTACCAACGGTAATCGCTCCATCATCATTAGAGGGTTCGGCGAAACTAACTGGTAAAGTTGTATCGTCCTCTCCCCTCTTTATATCAAATCCAAAAATTTTCAAAATATCATCCTATATTATAATTAACTAGTAGGGATTCCGGTATTACCCTCTACCATCCAAAGATCGTAGCTAAAAGTAACATCGAATGTTTGTATCCCATCAGTATCCCAATCCATTGTTTGCGCAGCAACACTAGTAGGGAATAAACCTTCAAACTTGTAAGTACGTAATGGTTCCCCATTTTTACTATACTGCGTAATTAACGCGTTTGATTTATAATCCTGTGGCAAACCACTCAAGTTAGTATCATGTGAAACAATACCATTCATCCAAGCTTCCATCGCATTTCTGACTAAGAAATCTTCGTCGTTAATGATTGAAACTGTCCATTCAGCAAATGTTCTTGCTCCTGCATACTTAATAGCACGACCGAAGTAATTAACTGTGTCAATTGACGCAATAGTACTAGCAGGTAGCTGAGCAGCCTTCGCCATAAACGGAACTTTGAAATCAGCTGTAGAATCAACAGGGTTTAAGATTTGCACTTGGAAAAGATTTGCACGAGCGCCACCACCAGTTAACTGGGATTTGAACTCATTTATATTAAATGCCATTCTTTTTCTCCTTTATTTAAAATTATTTATTAAGTTAGTGATCCAACAATTTCTTCGAACTCAACACCCGATCTTGTAGCAACAAAGGTCAACTCAATCACGTTGATTGAACGTGCAGGCTTAATAAAGATATTAGCCCTGAACTTACCTGAGTCAATTACTGATGGAGTATTAACTGTTGTATCAGAAACAACCCTAAAATCAACGATTCCTCGCTTACCTTGAATGTCTCTTAAGAATGGTTCAACGATTCCTTTGAATTGCGCTTGAGTAAACTCGTCGTTCAATTCAAACAAGAATGATTCTGCAGCATTGGCAATTGCCTTTTCTACCGCAATAAACAATCTTCGAACATTGATACTATCAAAAGCACTATTGCCGCCTAATCCTGTCTTATCACCGAATAGGACAACTCCTCTTCCTGATTGAGCCATAACTGGGTTAACTTCATTGCTGTATAGTTGATCTCTCTGGGCCTTATTAGGATTAAAGGCAAGTTTGACAACATTCTTAATAACACCTTTACGGAAACCAGCTGGAGATTCAAAAGGTTCAACTCTTGAAGCAAGACCTGCTATATCACCGTTAAGTGGAGTGTATCTATATACATCGTTATATCTGTCGTATCTGTACTTATAACCTGAATCAATTACAGAGTAAGAAGAACTTGGTAATCCATTCTTAAACGCAATTATATTAGCAAGTTTAGCTTCAGATTTACTTTCATCAACAACATCTGATTTAGCAGGACTGATAAACGCAATTGCGTCTTTTCTATATTCTGCAATGTTTGAGATCAGATATGTACCTAGGTTACCAGTATCATCAGATTTACCACCAAGTACGAATGAAACATCAATTTCGTTAGATGCCTTAAACAAATCGTAACCAGGCGCAAGATCCGCTAGAGTTGCTAGTGATTCAGATCTTCCATCTGTACCGATGTTTGAACTTGATATTGATGTATTACCTGAAACACCCAAGTTAGTACCTAATCTTTCATATGTACTTGCCTGAGCAGAAGCTTCAAAGTGGACGGTATTCGCTACCTTAACCCACGAAGATTCTTGTTCAATTGCTTCTTTGTAGTAATTTGTTTTACCACTTGGTAGCTTAGCTGTTGGGCTAACTGATACATCGCTATATAATTCTAATACCGATCCAGCTGTACCGCTGATTTCACCATCTCTATCAAGAACTGCAATATGATAGTTTGCAGCTGCAGGTGCTTTTCCGAATAAATTGCCATAAGCCCATTTTCTTGTAATGGTAAGCTTAGTCAAACTCGTTTCAGCCAATAGGTATTTACCGCCTAAAGCTAATGTATGATGAATTGCAGTTGTAAGAACTGTGTTTGCTGTTGGATCTCCCACGGAATCTCTTGATTCTTTGGTTACTGTATTAACAACAATTTCTTGATATCCTACTGAATCGTTACCGATAGTAATGATATCACCGCTTTCTATTGTTGTTATTTCGTTTGATGGTAGGACTTCGAATGCAACACTTGCTGAGTTAAAATCAACTGTTTGAGATGTTGCTTGCTGTACTGTATTACCACTAATTCTTGTAGCAGGAATTTCTCCTACAGTTATTTCTTCATTGGTAAAGCTGTTACCCTTAACATATGCTATTTCTAATGAATTACCTAACTTACCTGGGTACAAGGCATCGAATGCTCCATACGTAGTAAAGTTTGGGTTAATGTCATTATTTGCATATTTTTGAATATCTGTTGAAGAAGCAGTGGCTGCTCCGTTATCAACTCTTGCTACATATAATGCATTTGCGTATGAAAGGTAATCTGCTCCGACAAAAAATGTTTCATAGTTATCAGCGCTTGGAGTACCAAACCTTGAAACCAATTCATTCTCTGAAGAAACAAGAACTACTTCACCTACAGGACCCCATCTAAACACACCGGCCATTGCTGCAGGTGGTGTCGCGATGGCAGGAACCGATGCTGATGCGTCCACCTCTCTAACAATTACGGAAGGACTTACGGAAAAAGCCATATTATTCTCCTTTAATATTATCTAATTAAATCTTTTGTTACTAATTAATAGTTATCACAGTTTTATTTATAAAAGTTTCTATATCTAAAAACCACTGTTATCAGTCCGATACTCGATCCAACCCTGTGCATCAGGGATATCGTCTCCAGTATCTATAAAGCCGAACGGTAATAATTCTTCGTCAAGCTGTTGTTCTGTTTTTTCTTTCAATTCCGCCAAGGTATTGATGTCTGTTAATTCTCTAAAGAATCGTTGGTCTGATAACCAAGCAAACAATACTAAGGTCATTACCAGATCATCATTATAACCTGATTCTGCCTCGTATGAATTTGCTTTTTTACTAAATCGTGATAACTCCTGTATTGTGTTATAATCTTGTATTATTAACTGATTTTGTTCAATTAATAGTTTCAATATAGAACAACCTTTTGATTTTACGCTTTTTGTTGTTCGTATTCCATGATCTGATCTCTTCCCTCCAAAATTTGATACTTGTTTCCCGGCGCGGCCGTGGTTTTCAGTAAAGAGAAGATTTTCATAGCCGTAATCCATAAAGAGTACATCGGCAACTTGCTCGCCAATATCGTTAATTTCTATTAACACTGCACTCTCATTGTACATCAGCCCTATTCTATATATAACGGAGGCAAAGTCTACCGGACTTATGGTATTATCCTTATATACACATACTTGTTTGTATGGCATTTCCGTTGTATCAATTATATTGAAAGCCGAATAATCGAGTCCTTTACCTCTCGATACATCAACTATCATCACGTATGAACGTTCTTGTTGTACTGCTTCATATTGTGTAATACCTTCAGCCTCATGTAATGGCCTAGACGGTGCAAGTTCTTTGAGTTTGGCACCGCTTATTAGTGTACCTGAGCTTCCTAAGAACTGACAACAGTATTCTTGATTAAATTTTTCATTATCGAAATCTAACGCTTCGAGGGTTTCATCTTTCCACTCATCATCTCGACCAGGTACATCGTACCACATAACCTCAACGTATTCATAACCGTTTGTACCTTCTTTAGCACCTTTACAGGTTTTCCAAAAATGATTCAATCCATTAGGAGTAGAGGTCATTAATAATTTTGTTGTTTTACCAGATGATATTGTTGGATATACAGAAGCAAAGAATTCATCAAACCCTTCAATAAACGCAACCTCATCGAGATATAGAAAGGATATAGATTTACCACGAATAGCAGAAGATGTTGTAGTACCTGCATAGATCTTACAACCATTCTCTAACGTGATGTTACCTTTATTCCATTCTTCAATACCTTGCTGCATCCACTTAGGTAATGCTTCATAGGCTAACTGGACACGACCTAGAACCTCTCGAGCAGCATCTCCCTTGTTTGCCAATATGGCTACAGTCTTGAATTCATTAAAGAGGATGTAGTGTAATATAACGGCTACTGCTGTAGTTGTTTTACCAGCCTGCCTTGATGTTAATACTGCAACTCTTCTGTTATCGGTAATCTTACGTGTAATATCTTTTTGGTAGTCATACATGTTCATTGGAATTAATCCATGGTCAACATGTACGATCTTAATATATTGCTCTGCAAAATAAACTGGGTCATCAGCGCACTTCATATACTCTTTAAGCATCTCAGGAGTAAATTCTATCTGTTCTCCAATCTTTTTGAGATATGAGTTGCCTAAGTAGCCACGATCCATTACTTATCTTCGCCTTTAATCATTTTCAGTAAATCAGCCGTTGATACAATAAGGTTATTATTTGTAACGTTTGTACTCTTATCAGCTGATGGATCTTCTTCTTTTGCGTATCTTTTCTTTGTTGACATTTCAACGTAATCTTTGTTTGCATCAAGCAATGTTTTCATTAAAGTAGATACAACTTCAAATGCTCGAGGTGATTCAGACTGTTTCGCAATCTCTGTCATTTCTTTAACAGCGTCATCACCAAGATTAATAATGTTTTCGATATTCGCTTTAGCCAATTCAATATCTTTTAAATTCTCTGATGCAGTATCACTCATAACAGTTGGTAGGCCAGCTACACTTTCCTGCGGCAAATTCTTCACGGAATCTACACTTTTCTGTATTTCAAGTTCGCCTTCTATTGTGGCTTCGTTTGTTGAAAAGGAGTTAACCGGCAAGTCAGATACTTTCACATCTAATTTATCTAACATTTCTTGAGTATCTTGGAGTGGTCTCATATTTAACTTTTGCGCTATAGTATCTTCATTCATAATATTATTTATCCATAACCTTCCAGTCACCATCTTTGTTTACCCAAGCGCAACTTTGACGAAGCTTTGATGTACTAAACCGATGGTCGCGTTTATTAAAGAAAAGTTCAATATCACGTTTACGACAAATGTCCTTTCCTGTAAATTCTTTATCTCTGTACTCTTCACCTAAGATACGAACATTGATTGTATACAGTTCAAGTATATCTTCGAGATCTTGTTCTGTTGAATAAGGAATAATTTCGTCAACGTAACTTACCGCCTTAAGTTGACTGTATCTTTCAACAATTGTTTGGATTGGTTGATTCTTTTCTTTAGGACGATCTAGTGCAGGATCCATTTGTAATCCTACAATTAAATATTCACATTGTTCTTTTGCTTCTCTTAGCATCTGAACGTGCCCAGCATGAAGCAAGTCAAAGCTGCTACAAGTAAATCCAATTTTCATAATATAGTATTCCTAATGTATCAGTTCCTAGGTAGGCTCTGTATCAGAGCTTTGCCCTAAGTATGACCAGTTGTCGTCAAATTCAATTAAGCTATAATCAACGGTTTGTGTTATATCAGTGGTTGCTACATTATTTGCTGTAGAACCTGGTTGTCCAGTTTGGAATGTTTCGAACGCTGTATCAGTTGGCGTATCAGTTGCCACTCTTGCATCAACAAACTTAATAACTGCCTTATCCTTCTCAGGACCAAAGAACCAACCTTTCATTGTAAAGTTTAATGTATATAGTATACTTCTTCTTTCCGTAAATGCTGCTTCATAAAGATCTTCTGACGATACGTCATTTAATATGAGAGGGATATCTATTGCCTCTAATCCTGTAATCAGATTCACTGTACTTGTAAATTCTGGATTAAAGAACGGCAATATTTGTTCTAAACATTTAACCGCGTCTTCGTTGTATTTTGCCATGATGTATAAACTGAATCCCATATTATATGGAGTTCCTGAATATACAAATCTTCTTCCGCCGTTATCTACATCAACAGTTTTCTTTCTTAATTTTCTTGTTGGTGCAACTTTTCGTTCGGCATCATATGTAAAACTTGTTAATTCAAAAGCCATACGAGGCAATGTCATTGCGAACGGTTGTCCTGCAGTTGGCTTTCCAAATGCGTCTTGCGTTGCTCCACCTTGTAATGTAGGATCTTGATCAAGTCTTGCTAAAATCTTTTGATATGGTCCATAAGAAATAGGTACTATCTGTCTCTGATTGAGAGTTCCATCAGTACTTGTTCTGCGAACTTCTAATTGATTAAAATATGTACCAAACAAAGCAACATATTTGCGAATCGTAGAATTGTAAAAATAATTTGCTATTGCCATTAGGTATCACTTATAGATATGTTTTCACTGAAAGGATCTACCTCTGAGAAATCAATAATACCATCAGCTTCTATTTCAAAGTCAAGGTTCATTGAGTTATCATCAGTTGCAGCAAGTGCCGTTAACGTTGCGTTATTTGCATCAACAATTATGTCTGTATTATATGCAGCAAAGTAACCATCAATATTCGTACGACCGGTATTAAACCTTTGATTTGAATATTCTAACAATTCGCATTGCATATCATATACTTGTGTTTGTCCCATTTGGTAGAATATGCTTTCATGTTCAACATATTTAATTTCAAACATCTTTTCGTTTAATGGGAAGTAAATTAAATCGCCTTCTCTTGGTCGAGTGAGTTCAACAACTTCTCGAGTTACGTGTCTTTCAAATGTTCTATTCGCAACTGTAAGTGTTAATGTATCTCTTATTTCTAAACCAAACTTAGATAAGAAATCGCCCTCGCCTTCAAAACCTTCCATACTCTTAACATAGGTTTCAAATTCAAACGTTTCGTTATATTCTGGAAAGTCGTCTTCATTAAAAATTTTATCTCTGCCTTTTATTGCCCGGCTGATATAAATGACGTCGACACCATAGATCTTAATTGACTCAATAACTAAATCGTCAATTAAAGTTTGCTCTTGAACTTGAGCATAATTATTAAAGAATGTATTCGTAGCCATTACTTATCCAA